TTCTGTTTTCCCCTATATTTACTTTGTGAAATTAGTTATAGCTTGAGTGTATTTAGACATAGACTCTGATGATACTTCTTCTGAAATATTATCTTCGCCTAAAAGACTATCAACTTCGTCCACTGATTCGTCAGTCTCATTTTTGAAGTATGACTCTTTAACAGTTTTTACTTTCATTTCGAAAGTTTCTTTGTTATCGAATTCGATATCTTCTACTAATGATGCTAATTTCTCAGCTTCAGTTTCTGCAAGCCCTGATGATTGTTCTCTTACTACTTCTTGCTTTTCAAAGTTTTGAACAGCTTCATGTAATTTGATATTATCATCTGTGGTTTTATTTAAAGTCTCTTCTAGCTCAGTGACTTGTTCGTTGAGTTCATCAACTAAGTCTTCTTTACCTTCAGGTACTTCGATGTAGTGTTCTTTGAACACTGACTGAAGTGAAGTCATAAACTCTTCAGCAATTTCAGTCCTAAGACCTTGTTGAACTGCAAGTTCATTATCTTTCATCCATCCTTCAACTACGTAGTTAAGGTATGAATCTACCTTCTCTACTAATGAAGATTGTACTTCTGATACTTCTTCTTCTAAATTTTGCGCATATTCTGCTTCTAGCCTATCAATTTCTTGAGTTAACTTACTTGTAAGTACTGCCTCAAAAATGACAGATGCTTTATCACGGAATCCTTCGCTGAGTGTAGCTTCTTCTTTGATGATTGTATCCAAATCTTCATCAAAATCAATTGCTTCAACTTTAGCTTTCGCTTTAGGATCTGCAACCTTCTTAACACCGCCATCTTTAGCAGCATCAGCTGATTTCACTGAATCTTCTTCACCATCAATAGTTACTAACTTAGCAAACATTTTTTGCGCGTCTTCTTTTTTAGCCTTTTTAAGCATTTCAACTGCTGCTTGAATAACACCAGCTTTAGTTTTTGGAGTCTCGACTTTAGGAGCAGCTTCTTTCATCTCCTCTTCTTCGTCTTCGTCTTCATCTTCTTCAGCGTCTTCGTGTTTCTTCATGGCATTAACTTTTTTCTTGCCATAAGTCTCATCAAGAGTTTCTTCAGTTTCTTCTTCTTCCTCGTCTAAAATTGTTTCATTTTCAACGAGCTCTTCAGATTCTTGAAGTTGCTCTTCTTCAACAGTTTCTACTACTTCTTCAGCATTGTTTAAAACGTCGTCTGACATAGTATTCTCCTATGATTTTAGATTTAATTTAGAGAGGAAATTTTTAAAAGCTCTTATTTCAACATCTGGCGATGTTGGATTCTTTGCTGTCTTGATTTCAGTCTCAATTACTTCAATATCTTGTTGACGAATTAGCCCATTATCCCATACCCATTCAACACCTTCCATAACTCCATTTACAAATGCACTTGGAGCTGAAGGGTCTTGAACAATATCTACAGTTGATAACATAAAGTCATCTCCCACATATTGAGCGCCATTCTTCTGTACAAGACTTCCCATACCACGACTTGATACACCAAGCTTAACTCCACCTTCGAGCAGACCTTCGACGATCTGACCCATAGGAGTCTTTAAGATTGATGCCTTTCCTACAACATCATTTCCCTGCCAATGCAGATCTGTGATTTTGTGCGAAACTTTATCCAGGTTTACTGTTGGTCCTTCTGGATGATTTAACTCTCCAACAGCTCTTCCTGTTTTAACTTGTTCGGTTACGTATTTTTCTACAGCCTTTTCAAGACTTTCTTTTGTGTAGATACGGCCGTTTCTGTTCTTTTTTTCCGATTGCATAAATACGCCTTCGATGTAATAGTTCTTAGTTCCATCTTTTTTGGCTTCGCAAATCGTTTCTAAATTGTTTTCTACGTATTCTGTTATTAATTTCATTTAGATACCTAGTAATTTTAGCATATCATCTGCAGCTTTTTCAGCTTCTTTCTGATTCTTATAGTTATTGTCTAGAAGTTCTCCATCTACATACACAGAAAATTTTGTACCTTTTTTAGCAAGTACAACTTCTTTATCTTTTTTCTTACCAGCTTTAAAAGACTTAATTTTCTTTTCTCCGCTTGCAAGTTTAACTTTTTCTCTCAGCTCAACAAATGATAGCATGGATTATTATCCTTGTGTTTCGTTTTCTTTCTCAGCGACTTTACGCTGAACCATTCCTGATGCTATTTCTATCTTCTTAGCATCAAGAGCTGCGGCCATTTTGTCAGCCATAAGAGTATTAAACTCTTTATTAGCCTTTACGTTATCGCCATCATTTAAGTTTTTAATCAATTCATTAATTGCCATTTTTAAAATCCTTGTTTATATATTTATAAAATTAATCGTCCCAGCGAGGGTCCTCATCGTCTGGAGCATCAAGTTTACCAGCTTTGGTTTCCTGATCAATTTGTTTCTCAATTTCCTCCAGCTCGTCATCACTAAATCTAAGTACGTTTTTACGTATCCACTCATTGGATATATATTTACCAACGTATTCATCTAAAGATGATAACATATCAAATCTTTCTCTCATCATTTCTGCTTGTTTTAATTCTGAGAAATAATTATCTTCAATAAAATTGAATACAATTTTTTCTTTCCAAATCTTCCAATCATCTTTTGTAATGATGCCTTTGAGTAAGAGTTGAGTTTTTAATAGTTGCATAAACAAATCAGAAAATCTTTTTCTTAATCTATCTATGAACTTCTTAAACTTTACTTCGTCTCGTGTAATCTCTGCTGTTCTGCCAAGATTGAATCCGGACTCTTGTTCTAAACGATCAGTTGGAACATTAAGTGATTTATATAGTTTCTTTTGAAAATATATAATATCATCTATTTGTCCTAAGTTCTCGCCGCCTGGTAGCGTAGTGATTTCAGTACCTCTTCCACCTTCTCGTCTTGGTAAGAAGAAATCTTCTAACATACTCATATGTTTTCGATCATCTTTGATATCACCAGTCTTAGCATCATATACCAATTTGTTTCTATATTGATTCATAATACCTCTTAGGTATTCTTCGGCTTTACCTTTTGGTAAGTTACCAACATCAATATAAAATATCCTACGTTCTGGGGCACGTGATATTCTGTATATAACCAATGAATCTTCCATCATTCTAAGTTGATTCACTGGCTTTAATGCTTTATGTAAATAAGAAAGTATTCTTTTTCTACTTGGATCCATTATACCTGATGTACAATATGCAATTGCATCTGGATATATTTTAAGACCTTGATTAGCACCAACTGTTCCTTTATCTTGGAACATAAAGTATTCATCTACTTTCTTAATAAGTTTAGCTCCTGTTTTAGGATCTGTTTTTTCTTCGATCTCTTTTACTTTACGTAATTTAGTAGGATCGATATATCTTAATTCTTGTATACCTTTTTTAGTATTACTTGTATCTACGATAATATGATAAGGTAATCTACCATCTACATACCATCTTCTAAATATATCATGTGCATAACTATTAAAGTTAAGCATTGAAAGAATCGCCTCAAATTCATTTTTTATTGATTCTTTAATTTTATCTGAAACTTCTAATTCATCTAATATAACGTTAACAGGTGAATCATCATTGTCACCAACAATTGATTCATTAATAATATCTTCTACTGCAGCATCGCATTCGGGCTGTGAAGCTATATCTCTGTATTTCATTATAAGATCATTATCATTCTTGGCCTTATCGCCGTCCATATCAATATATGCACCAAAATGACCTCCGGCCTGTATTACACCAGCGCCGTCTTCGTCCGTTCTCGGTACAAAAGACGGTAATTTCTTATCGTCTTCTTTATCTTTTTTTCTATTGATTTCAAAACCAAAAAATTCGGCCATATTTTTTCCTCACATTATCGGAGGGGACATTACATCCCCTCGTCTAATATTATTTATATACCTACGAAGTAGTGTTAGATTCCCAGTATTGTAACTGGAATTCTACTGTGAACTCTTCAATAGTATTTTCTGAATCATAACTTACTTCAATTTCAGAAATATTAGTAGGAAATAATCCTCTAAAATCATATCTCTTAGTTGGGTTACCTTCTTTATCCAATTGTTCAACAATTGCATCAGCTTGGTAATCAGTAGGATTTGATAATCCTGTATTTTCATTATGATTATTAATACCATTCATCCAACGTTCCATCGAGTTACGAACTTCAAACCCAACGTCATTAATGACTGTGATTGTCCAAGGTTCAAATGTTCTGTCTCCAGCTATTTGAAGTGTTCTACCTCTGAATAAAACAGGGATAGGTTCAATTACTGAAGAAGGCATTTGAGCTGTTTTACACATAAATGATGTAAGTTCTACATCACCTTGCGCATAACTTGGATAGTTCATAGTTACCTTAAAAAGGTTGGATCTTGCTCCACCGCCTACTAGTTTAGATTTAAAATCATCTACACCTAAAATTGCCATGTCTTATCCTCCTATGAACCTGCAATCTCGGAGAATTCTACTCCGGATCGGGTTGCTACAAAGTTCAATGTTATGAAGTTAATAGATCTGTTTGGCTTGATAAAAATATCAGCTACAAATTTATTACCATCAACCACTTGACTTGTGTTGTTAGTTTGATCACAGATTACTAAAAAGTCTGTGAGTCCACGTCTTCCTTTGACGTCTCTTAAGAACGGTTCAACTAAGTTTCTGAACTGTGCTCTTGTAAATTCGTCGTTAAATTCGAAGAGTTGCGCTTTAGCTGCTGTGCTAACCGCTTTCTCTAATGCAATAAAGAGTCTACGTACATTTATTCTGTCGAATGCTGAAGGTCTACTTAATAAAGTTTTGTCCCCAAATAGTAAAGTACCTTGTCCAGGTAATGATACTATAGGATTGACTCTTGCTTTATAAAGAGTATCTCTGTCTGCTTTCTTAGGATTAAATGCTAATTTAGTTACTCCAAGAAGTTGACCTCTATTTACGCCTGCTGGAGAGAACCATGCATCTGCCACATTGTCTGTGTTAGCGCAAAGTCCTGCATGATGACCTGCAGCTCCAATATATCTGTATACGTCGTTATATTTGTCGTATACATATAAAGCTGTTGAGTCAACAGAAGCGTAAGATGTAGATGTTAAACCATCAGCAAATGCTTTCACATCAGCTGCAGGAGTTGAACTACCTACTGTGTCTTCTAATGGTGGAGATACAAAAGCCATACAATCTTTTCTTGCGTTAACAATAGCTATTAAATCTTCTGCTATTGTCTCTGCGCCATTGGCGTCAGGAGTAGCAAATAATAGATTTACATCTACAGTGTCTGCATCTTCTAAAAGATCATATCCTAATGCGATCTCTCCAGTTGTTGGAGCATTATCGTCCGATCCACCCGCAAGTGAATGTTCGATAGCTGCGTTATTGGTTGTCATTGATCCGGATTGAGAAGCTAATGTTTCTCCAGCATCAGATAAACTTGTATCATGATCAGCCCACCAAATATATTCGGATTGTGAATTAATCACATCCTTATAAAAGTTTGATGTACCATCAGAATTTTTAGCATCTGAACCTTGCGATACAAATGCGAATGTTTCTAATACTGTTCCTGGTGTACCAGATATAGCTCCATCTTCATCAACAACTGCTACATGCAGTTCGTCGTTTGCAGAAGTTTTACCTAGGTCTATCGCATATTGTGATGTCCCTGGTGCAGCATCAAAATTAGCAGAATATGTCCACCCTGAAAAGGATGTAATACCCTGTGTAACCATTGATACTTTTAAGCTATTACCCAACACGCCTGGATATTTAGCTACCCAGTTACCCTTACTTAGACTACCGTCAGCGTAATTATTATCATAGTCATCTTCATTCTTTATCAGCTGTCCTGAACCATCTGCAGTCGCGTTGTCGTGACCGGATGCTACTCGAACTACTTTTAGTGCGTTTCCATACTTTAAGAATGACGCTGCTACTAAAAAGTATTTTGCTGTATTGTCGTCCGGTGCACCAAATTTCTCGGCAAGTTCGTTTTCAGAACTTACTGTCATTATTTGCTCCACAGGACCCCAGTTGAACGAGCCTGCAAATCCACCAATGCTGGTTGATACTGCTGGGACTACATTCGTAGCGTCGATCTCATTGACCTGAACGCCTGGTGATACTTGAAATGCCATCGCTTTGTCCTCTATGTTTGAGTTAGTTAATATGTTTCATAATACGAATATTCAATAGTATTATTTATAATAAAGTAATCTTCATTAGATGTTGCGTCCTGTCCATTCAGATTCAAACCATATATTACCATCATCACCTTTTACACCTTGTTCTTTATTATCATAATTAATACTTTCTACATAACCGAATGGTAACATATCATCTTGAATTGCTTTTAATCTTTCCCTATATAACATATCTTTCATATCAATATTTGTTAGAGCTTCAAATACATCTGTAGAAGTAAACCAGGCAAACAATACTAAGTTCATCATTAAATCATCATGGTTTGGAGCAATAGCCATAAAGCTATTTCCTCTACTTACAAAAGTAC